TTGCTATCCCCAAAGCTTCGGCGATTGTCGAACCAATCGTTATGAAAGTCATCATAATCGAACGTCCAGCCTCTACGATTAAACTAAAGGCTGGAGCCAAATCTGAAATGATAAGACCAGCGATCTCAATCAAACCGAGGAATAAACCGTGGAAGAAAGCGACCAAGCGCGATACAAACATATAAGTCTTAATAACTGCGCCAAGCAGCCCTTGATCTGACGATAGTTTCTTTCCCATCTCCTCGGACAAAACGCCACCAGTTTTAAAAAATGTAAACAACGCTGTTGAAAACAGAATAACTCTGTCAATAACAGGCATAAGAGCGTCTTTAATTCCCCCAAAGTTGTTTACCCAAGCCGCTCTGAGAACGAGAATAGCTGCGCCGACCAAACCAATAACCACTAGAACCTTGATAAAAACAGCCATGACTACTGCAATACCGCCTGTGACTATTGCGCCTATCCCCATAAACAAACCCTTGATTGCAATAACAGAACCAATAACTAACGCAGCAGCAGCAGCAAAACCAAGAAATCCTGCAATCAGTTTCTTAAGCGGAGCAGGAATTTGAGAAATCCATATGGCCATGTCGCTTATGCCCTGAGCGATTAACTTAATGGCTGGTGCTATGCCAATAGCAATCTCATCGCCAAGAACCGTGAGAAGCCCCTTAAACTGAGCGCTAAGAACCTGCTTTGTTCCCTTGAAAGTATTCAAAAGGGCATCACGCAACTTAACCGCCTGTCCATCAGCTTCCCTCATCTTCTTACGAAGTTGTTCGACAGCGGCTGTAAGCCCCTCCTTACCCATGCTTCCAGTAAGTTCTATAGACTTAGAATTTAACTGTCTCATCATTGCGAAGAGACCGGCCATAGAACGTTTGCCGAAGACAGTCTGGACCCACGCTTTCTGTTCTGTCTCGCCCATTTTATTAATTTCGAACGTTAGGTCCGAGATGATGTCCATGACCGGTCGGAAACCGCCAGTAGCAAGGTCTTGGACTCCAACGCCGAGTTTCTCGATTTCTTTTCTTGATTTCTTAGAAGAGATTTTTTCAAGCGACGTTGCAAAGGCTGTAGCGGCACGTTCAGTTGTCGGAATGATATTGCGAACAAGGCCGATACCAATTAGCGATTCTTCAAGAGTTGCATTGACGGCGATAATACCACGAGCGGCAACACCAACAGCCAGAGGCAGTTCCTTGAAGTTCAAACTCGACATAATGGTTGCCTGGGCCATCCTATCCATTAGGTGTCGAGTCTCGGTTGATTTAAGACCAAACAGTTTTAACCCGGAAACCGCTAGTCCCGCAGCATCGTCAAGCCCTAATTGACCGATAGACGCAGCAGCCAAGTCCATCGTGGGAGACAAAGCAGCCATTGCTTCATTGGCTTCAAAACCTGCTTGTGCGAAGATTCGCAACCCTTCGGCTGCATCTTCTGGGGCAAACTGCGTCATCGAAAGTCCAAGTTCCATCGTAGATTGTCGGAGTTTTTGAAACTCTACGTCGGTGACTTGGGTGATCTGTTTGACCGCAGCCATCCTATATTCGAACTCTCCGGCTACGTCTCCTAACTTCTTTAATCCCATAAGACCAATGATGCCAGCGGCAGCGATACCCATGCCAACGGCCATCACGCGAAGACCCGCACCAACGTTCGCCAACTTCTCGGCAGTGTTCTCACCAATCAGGCCCAATTTCTGTAGCGACTTGGATAGACCGCTCATCACGGGTGACGCTAAGTCAAACGCGGAGAAGATGAACCCGAACCCACGCATGTTCAGTCCCATTGCCACTTCGTTAACTCCTTGTTGGAGGTTGCGGTGTTGTCATCTTTGGTCCTGCGATCATTGATTCAGGAGGATCAATCCCAAGAGAAGATGGACTTGAGCCTGAGCCACTGCCACCTTTGAAAGCCTTCTTTTCTTGATTCTTGCGATCTTCTAACCAATTCAACGCTCGTCTTCTTTCTGATGCCGTCATGTTAACTGCTTCTTCGTAGCCGAACCCAAATCCTCCACCAAAGACTGGGATGTAACAGAGTTCAAAGATCTCTGCCCACCCGGCCTCAAATCCAACAAACACTTCCGTGTTTAAGAATTTCCACGGTTCAAAAAACCTACGCGGATTTAACCCGCGAACTTGATCTGTTATCGCTTCAGCTTCTTTGGCAGAAAGAAGTTGTTTTGAAAAGGGAGTTCGACCGATACCTCACCATGTGTCACACATTCAACTTCAAACTGCGTTATCAGTCCGCCGTTAACTTCTTCCATTTCGTTACGCAAGTCATTGGCGTCAGAAGAAAGCATATATTCTGGGACAACCCCTTCTCTCTTTGACCACGGCTCGCTACCGAGAAAGGCTCTCTTAAATTCTATCCCTTCAATTTCTTTGACCGAAAGATCAAGAAGGATAGAACTGAGACGGTCTGGAGATTGACGACGAACCTGCGGGAATCGCAATTCATCATTAAGAGTGACAAGCCCGAACTTGACTTTTCTTCCGCATTTCGGAAGGACAAATTCGAAGAGCCCACCTGCTTTCAAGATCGACTTAGATTCTTCTGGAAGAGGCTTGATATTCATTTCCAAATATTCGCGCAGATTGAGTTCCCAAGGGATCTTGACTCCACACGCAGGACAGTTAATGTCGAAGATGAACTCTTCGCCATAAGTCGCAATACGGAGGTTCACCAAATAAACAAGGGCGTCTCCCTGAAGGAGCGCCCCTGGATCGATTTTGTCGTCTTCGAATTTGTAGATCCCAGGATCGAGAGTTTCCTCCCAGCAGTTCTCCAAGACTCTGTGCAAGTTCTTGCCGTTACGGGCAAGTTTTGGGTCAGAAAGGATATTCTCCTCCCTAACTCCAAGTTCTCGAATCGTTCCACGGAGTCCGCTTGGTAACGCGATTTCAGTCGGCATTTTGCCTCCTCTGCTTTAACTTACTTTAAATTTACATCCCTAACAACTGGGATGTTATGTAGCGGTTAGAGGAATTCTATCGAACCAGTCAAAAGCGAGAACCAGTTTTTCCATTCTGAACTCGTCAGAATCATTGCTGAAATCGCCAAGACTAAGTTCTTTTGGCCAGCACCAAAACAGTTCGATTCGCTCGATTGGGATTCCAGCACGGTCCTTCTGGACGATAGTTCCATGGCGCTTGTATGAAACCGGAAAACCAAGACCAGCTCCCTGACCAGCCGTTCCTCTCTGTGAAGCGGCATTCGCTGTCAGTTTGAACCACGTCCAGATCGTCGTGTCGCGAGAACTTCCGCGTTCGAGCGTTATGTCAGAGAACGTGAGCCTGGTCGGTTCCTTAATCGGAATCAATCCGCCACCCTGCCACAGTTGAGCCTCGCCAAGGGCTACGGAAGGCTCAGAGCAAGAAGCGAAACCCATGTTCGGAATCCCACCAATTTGAACCTCAAAGTTATATTTAAGGTCATACCGGCGAAGTTGACCGATAACTGCCATTTGATTTCCCTCCAAACTTTAACGAGGTCGACGTTCAACGCCGTCCTACGAATTCGCTATCTCTTCCTCAAGAGCCCTAACATCCTGGCTAAAGACCAGAACAATCCATTTGTTTGGCTTGTTTGTAGCAAGCGAGATCTTGACCGTCAATTTGCCAGCGAATTCGTCCGAAGGCGGATTGACGGCGCTGGAAGCGTCCACCGAGAAGGCCGTATCGGGATCGTTTGACCGGAATGCCCGTAGACGCATCTGAGTGATGAGGAAGGCGTAAATGGTCTGCCCAACCTCGCCCCTTGTGGTTGCATCGTTGGGAGCATGACGGAAGACTTCCAACCCGCGTTTTACGGTCTGTTCGATGTAAATGACCCCACGGCGTTCTGGAACGCTCGGGAAGTTCCCATTGCCCTTCAGAGTGTCATGGCCATCGATAAAGATGGGAGCACCTTGAAAGGTCGTAATGGGGTTGATACGGTGAGGAACAACGTAATCACGAACCGCTTCGTTGAGAACGTCTTCATTTTCCAGTCCTGTCACACCGATCAACTGACCGTATTCTAAACCGGCAGGAGCGCGATACACTCCACCGGGTAGGGCGTTGTCTGTGCGAACATATGTTCCCGCAATTGCTCCTACCGGATCGACTGTCAAGTCGGTCACCTCTCCATAGACCACGGTCGATGGATTGAGAACCTTGACCCTGGGCCAGTAGAACGCGCCGAATTCAGATGAGTTCTCCAGACTTGCAGTCGTGCCGATGTATGTAACGATCTGCGTCTTCGAGTTGCCAGCGGGAGGACCGAGAATCGGGAACATCGAACCCTTACGGTCTACTGCTGCGTAAGCA